GTAAAATTGATACAAGAGAACCGTTTCACTTTTGAAGCTGGATGTGGTACTGTTGTTCAATCGTACCAATGGACTGACATGCATGATTATTTGATCAAACATGGCTCAGAGAGAATTGTTGCTGGGGACTATAAATCTTTTGATAAAAAGATGAGTCCTCTTTTCATCCGAGCTGCGTTTGATATTCTCATTGATCTTGCACAAGAATCTGAGTATATTTCACCCAATGATCTATTGGTCATGCGAGGAATAGCAATTGATACTGCTTACCCTTTGATTGATTTCAATGGTGATTTGGTGGAATTCTTTGGTTCTAACCCTTCTGGGCATCCTCTCACTGTTATTATCAACAGTCTTGTGAATTCTTTATACATGAGATATGTCTATCGCATGTTGAATCCACAAGGGAGAGACTTGCCCTCATTACACTCCAGCACGCGTTTCAAAGAATCAGTTTCTTTGATGACGTATGGTGATGACAATATCATGTCTGTAAGCGAAGAATGCTCATGGTTTAACCATGTTGCAATTTCTGGCGCTTTTAATGATATGGGCATTGTTTACACTATGCCGGATAAGGAATCTGAATCTGTACCTTATGTTTCCATTTACTCTTCTTCTTTTCTTAAGAGATCCTGGGTTTGGAATGACGAGGTAGGAGCCTATTTAGCTCCTCTTGATCATGATTCAATTGAGCGCCAGCTTACTGTTTGGGTTGCTTCGACTTCAATTTCGGAGTCTGAACAGGCCCTTGAGGTAATCGCTGGTGCTGGTCGAGAATATTTCTTTTACGGGAGAGAAGTATTTGAAGAGAAACAAATCCTGTTAAAGGAAGTTGCTACTCAATTAGGATTAGAAGCTTACTTTAGACCTACTTCATTCTTACCTTTTGATGTTCTCAAAACATTGTTTTGGGACTCTTCCGATGAGTGTGAAGCCAAAGCGGCATTTGAGGAAATGTCGAAACGAAACCAAAATTCCTCTCTCAATGGCAGTTACTGCTCTCATCAAGGTGTCGACGATGAGGGAGAATGGGTTGTTGAGGATTCTCACCAGGGCGCTCCCCAAAGTTCCTATTTAGGAATGGATTGGTTGGATCCACAGGACACAAGTGACGGAGTGAATTCTGAGTCAGATCACTCTTGTCGAGATTCATTGACTTAGCAAAAACAATGCAATAAAATCCTGTTATGCAGGTCTCAACCATGAGTTAAATGGTCTTCTTGATCTAGGAGAGCTAGATTACACATTACAATCGAGTGAGGTCGATATGGTAGCTCCTAAAACCTCACAAAGTGGTGCTGGTGAAAATAAAGAGCAAACTGTTACTTTTACTGACAATAATCAAGGCACCATGGTGAACTTAGCTACAGCAATACCCAGTCTTTCGACTGATAATCCCGAAATTTTACATCTGAATGAGTATTTTTCTCGTCCTGTAAAAATTGATGGTTTTGCTGTTGCTTTGGGAACCCCAATTAATAGATCCATTTTTCCTTGGACATTGTTCTTTAATAATGCTATTATAGGAAGAAAGTTGGATAATTACTTTGGTATTCGATGTAATTTGCACATTAAGATAGTGGTTAATTCCACACCATTTGTTTATGGTGCTATACGTGCTTCTTACAGGGCTTTACCATTGTATGACACTGCCCCTATTGCTGCTGGTGATGAAATTATTCTTGAGTCACAACGACCAGGAATATGGATCTATCCACAATCAAATCAGGGTGGTGAAATGGTGTTGCCATTTCTGTGGCAAAGGAGTTGGCTCAATGCTACCCGTGCTTCAGATTTTGATGATATGGGTGAATTGATTTACAGAACGTATATCACCACCCTGTCAGCAAATACTTCTGTGGGAGCTAATGTAGACGTAGTCACTTATGCTTGGGCCTCTGACGTTGAATTGTTAGGAGCCACGGATGAGTTATCTTTGCAGTCCACTCCCCAGAAGGATGAGTATGCCATGAATGGGGTTATTTCGCGTCCTGCTTCTTCAATAGCGAAAGTCGCTGATACATTGACTGAGGTTCCTATTATTGGCCCTTTTGCTACTGCTACCAGCATGGCTGCCACCGGTATAGGTAAGGCAGCTGCTTTACTTGGGTACTCTAAGACCAAAGATGTTTCTGATGTTCATTACATGAAGCCATCCGCTCTGCCAAATTTGGCAGCTCCGGATCTTCCTGAGTCTGTGGATAAATTGACGCTTGATGCAAAAAATGAATTATCCATTGATCCTCGAGTCACTGGTTGTCCACCTGATGACCCTATGAACCTAGCAGCTTTTGCAGCACGTGAGAGTGTGTTTGCCGCTATCTCTTGGCCAGAGACTGCTACAACTGGCTCCGATTTGATTAATTGGGGAGTTCATCCTGGATTTGTTTCTTCAGTTTCTATTACATCTGGAACTAGATTTGCAATGACTCCTTCTTGCTTTGCTTCACAATGTTTTCAATATTGGCGAGGCGATATGATATTTAGGGTCAAAATCATTGCTTCGCAATACCATCGTGGGCGGTTGCAAGTTTCTTGGGATCCTAGGAAGCCAACTTTTGGAAAGCTTACTGATGTTTCTGCAAGTGTCTATAACACAATTATGGATATTGGTGAGAACACAGAACTAGAATTTCGTATACCCATGTCACAGACTGTGCAGTTTTTGGAGACCATTGTTCCCCCCACAGAGATTCATAAAACTGGTGCACCTATATTCAGTACTAGTACGAATATTGTTTACAATGGCTATATCACTGTTAAGGTTCTTACAGAATTGTCGTCCCCTACTGGTTCAGCTCCAGCATCCATTATTTTCTCTGCGAGAGCAGGAGATAATTTTGAATTTGCAGGTCCTATTGAGCCCGATTACAATTTCTCTCCTTATACTCCTCAAAGTACTGAGATGGCATATGATATGAATGGTGAAATTGAAATTGGAGGTGGGAGTACTCGCTCCGACCCCAATTTATCAACTGTTTATATGGGTGAGAAAATCCCTTCAATCCGAACTCTATGTCAGCGATCATGTGCTTATGCGACCGTTTCTTTTGAAACTCCTTCTGATGCTTTTCATACAGGCTTTTCTACTTGGATTCATCATCGCCTACCGTTATACCCGGGTTATGATACGCTCGGGGGTTCGGGAGCAACTGGATTGATTTCTGGGGTGTCAGAGCCTTATAATTGGGTTAATTGGAATTATATGACGTGGTTTTCAATGTGTTATGTTGGTCAGCGTGGTGCTATTAATTACTACATGATGCCTTCTTGTTTGAGGGATTTCATGCCGCAACTAATAGCTACTCGAGCCCAAACTTCTGGAGTGACCTACATAATGGAGGGCTTGAGAACAGTTGAAGGTGATACAGTCAATACTATCAATGCAATGACCAATCGCCTTTTTGCCTCTTGTAGAGGTACTGCAGCAAGTCACACCACTAGCAATGGGACTCTTTCACTATCTTTGCCATTATACTCAAACTACAAGTTTGTTTCAAATTCGACAGCTACACGTTCTACCGGGACTAGTAGAACTGTTGATAATACTAACAAAGATGGTTTTGAAGTCCATGCCTTGATGCCTTTTGGGACTGCATCGAGTCCAATTATGCAAGTTTTTTGCAGTGCTGGTCCTGATTTTTCGTTGGTTTATTTTCAGAATGTACCATCGATGTATCGGTATTCGGCAGATCCTGTTCCCTCTTAAGGGAACATTAGGGACCTAGGGAAGGTCCTTATAAATATATCCTCCCTTCCTCAGGGAGACAGAGGTTCTTTATCTGATCATGGGAAGATCATGCCAAAAAGAACTGTCCCACCGAACTCAGGTTAAACGAGTACTTTGTATCAAGTTGATCGTTAGATACAATTTTAGAAAAGATCTTAAACTCATTTAAACTAGTGAGTATAAATAACGATAGTTATCCCAGCCGGGCGACGGTTGGGGGCAATAATGTCTAACATTGCCAAATTCGCAGAACATGTAATCTCTTAGGAGATGCTCACATGGAGTCTTTTACGTACTCTGCGAATTTCGCAGGGGAAAATTTTTGCTCTATCATAAGTGTGAGTCGCCATATTTTACGAGTTTTGGCAGCGGTTGTCGCTTTC